AGACTCGTAAAGCATCTTCTATGTTGGTAATATTAAGCATTATTGCCTTATGGCTATGGCCTTGTGATATCCACCGATATATCTATGAGCAACATTATAGACCAGCCAGCTTTTGCCTTTATACGAAATCAAATCGCCTGTATTCGTATTGTCAATTTGTGGTATTAGTTCAAATGTTGTATGTATTTTAATGCCCTCTTCCGTTCTCTGCCCTTCTTTAAGCACTTTCAAATCATCCGGTGTAGCATTCTGAATTACACCTTGAAAAGATAAATTAGAAGGCGTTCCGGCAACCCACCTGCCGCTTACATAACTTCCGGCTGTGCGGGAACCGACTATCGTTTGAAGCCACCCATCAAAGGCATCTGATACATCGTTGAAGTTTTCCACTATCTGTTAACCTCGTAAGTTATGCTGTTTTTAAGCTGACCGGTGTCAACCAAAGGATTGCTTGAACCTTTAGCTTTGATAGTATAAGGCGCATTCGGAGGTGTTCTTAATGTTATTATTTTCTGCGTTATCGCATCCGCCATAACTTCACCCACTAAGCCAAGGGCGGTTTCAACCTTCATTGTTCCGTTTACTATCTGCTTTAACGGTTTCAACCTTCATTGTTCCGTTTACTATCTGCTTTAAAAGCTTTTTCTGTAAAATTATAATATCTTTTTTCTTTGCCTGGATAGTGCTTCGCATGAATGATCTTTCAGGTACTCCTATGCCAAACTCATTCTTAAATCCGATTGATGCGACCGTTTCGTCACCAGAAGGATGTTTGCCGGCATCTATTATGCCAACATCGACAGTGCCGGGAGTTTTGACTCTTTTTTTAAGAGCTTCAATCCCGCCGTTTTTCTTTATGCGTTTAAGCTTAGACGACACTTGCGGCACTCCCTAAAGTTTTTCTTAAAGCCAAATATCTCTGGCCGTAAGTCGTGTATGCATAAAAAGCATCGCTTTGATCAACAGGTGTTGCCGGTGTATAAGTCACAGAAACGCCGTCAACAGTTCTGCCCCCTATCGGATTTTTAGAAGTGGTTGACCCAGCCTCAGATTTATTCGCCAAAGTCAGATAATGAGCTGTCAAATAAGAGAGTCCAAGATCATACCTTGTACCCCAGAAAGCATAGTTGAGAATAATGACGGAATCATCGATAAATAGTTGAATCCTTGGATCACTCTCGGCAGCAAATTCCGGGAAACGAATTTTAAAAGAAGCTGGATCAATCATGATTTTACCTTATTTTTTGTCTTCGATTTCGGTTTCGTCTTTATCTTTTTTACCTTTGCCTTTGCCGAATTTTTTATCAGGCTTTGTCATGCTTTTTTCAATTTCTTCAATTTTGGATTGCATAGTCTTGATAAGTTCGCTCTGGTCGGAAATAAGTTTTTCCTGCTCAACTATTGTCTTATTGTTTTTGGACAATTCCTTTGTGTTTGCCTGAATAACTCGCTGTGCTTTGTTCAGCAATTCGTTTTTCTCTTCGGCCTTATCTGCCATGGCTTTGTCTTCCGCCGTCAATTCGCCACCATCGACAATAGATAAAGATATCTTTTTATGACCAGTTGCAGCCGGATTGCCTTCAAAGTATTTCTCGATTTCATTTTCCTTGACTGTATTATAGCCGGGGAAAAGTCTTAAAGCCGGAAGGCCGATTGCATTTAATACGATTACCGCTTTAGAATTGTTTTTAACTATCATGTTATAATTCTCCCTTTAAATTATATGCACTCGGATATTTCGCAACAACTACCGATAGTTTTAGTTGACATGCATATTTTAAGATTAAATGCCATCGGCGTAGCGAGCGCTACCCGGATAGCGAAATTCGATTCCTGAAAGCTTAAATTCGCCCGGCACTTCAAAACCCCGTCCTTTTCTCTGAGGTTCGGTAAACCTGAGAGGCATGGGGATATGAAACACGACTTTGTCTATGTCCTTATCATAAGCCATCATGCGATCTGTTGACCCCGCGCCCGCGCCCGCAAGCTCCGTAACCGGAATGATGTCGTTTGCCGATGAAAGATAAGGACTGTTATTGATCAGCCATTGTAGCAATGTAGTATCACTGTTATCACTCCTGGGAGTGCCAGCAAGATAGTTCCACTGCGCCGTAGGAAGCAGAAGCGTATTTGCTCTTTCAACCTGAAGCGTATCAACAAAAATGGCTCCCATAAAATCATTAATATCAAAAAGAATCTGATTCGGAGTTTTAGTGACCCACGTAGTGCCACTACCTGGATTTACTACCGTAGCCGCTGTCACGTTTGTATTGTTGATAAAACCCGGTAAATTATGAGTAGTATCTCCAACCATGGCTACCCGTTGAGCAAGTTCCTCATATGCTCGCCTAGCTGTGTTAGATTTTAACTGAGGAAGTGCCCTTTTAAGCTGAATAGCTTGTCTGAGCTCTTCGTCAGAATATTCGTATCCGGTTGCGCCAAGTTCAACAGGCACAGTGATCTTGTCAGTTCCGATTTCTGCAATTGGAACGTTTAAAGATTTAGTGCCAACGAACTTAGCTACAGCCGCCCCAGTCATAAAGAAATAAGTAATGGATTCAGCCCATTCCCCCGCTTCATTAGATACGGGAACAATGGCCGGATATGTGATTGCTTTGTATTTCTTCTCATACATCTTGCTTTCGATATGTGTAAGTTGCGAGAGAAGGAAAGCCAGCCCAGTTGCTGCGTCATATATAAACATTTTTATTCTCCTTGTATTTATATTTAATTATTAGTTATGTTTTATAGTTATGCCTCTAAGATACAGTGGCAGTTGGTGTACCTTCCAGCATCCAGTTTGTACCATCAGAAAAAATCACAGCGGAATCAGCACCATCAAAGGTTATAATAGTACCATCAAGAAAAACCGCCGGAGTGATAACCTGATCGCCACCATCAACTAACATTTTCATGCTAACACGTTGACCAGGATAACCAGCTGCAATTGCTCCGGTAGATGCTCCAATTGTAGAATCAAAAATAAACAAATCTACATCAAGAGGCATTACGGCTGTGGTTGCAGCAGTAATAGTTACAATTGCCAGTCCTTCACGAGCAATTACTTTCCAGGAAGTTCCTGAAAATTGTAAAGTAAAAGAACTGAAAACTTCAGTCAGACGTAAAGTGGCACCAATAGCCAAATTGGCAGGAGTGATAATACAATCTCCACCATCAACAGTCATCATGATCTTTTTAATCTGACCTTCAGTACCATCTGCAAGACTCGCTGCCATTTCTCCAAGAGTTGTATCAACATACGTAATTGAGGTATCTACTCCAACAACCGCAGTTGTGGCAGTAATGGTTTCAGAGCTATCGGGTGCAAGAAGCACGCCTACGCCCGGAGTGTTAAGATTTACAAGTGCAATTCCGCCGGCTGCGGTTGTGGTCTCAAAAGAAGCGCCGACAATAAGGTCAGCATCTGCGCCACTCGCATCTTTTCTGAATCGGCCAACTATATCCAAAGGTGCAGTATCGGCGGTATGCCTGAAATAAACAGCATCACCCGGCACAACGGCTTGTTCGGTATACACCCAAACCATCCCGAAATCGATTATATTCATTTCTCTATACCGCTCATACAGATGTAACTCAGTGGCATTTTCAGCCCAGGCTGTGGTCATTTCAGTAATACCTATAAAAGCCTGACTTCCAGTTGTGGGAAGTTTTGCTTGATTATCGGCTGTTCCTCTGACAACTGCTCGGCCAAAAGGGATATCTCCGGTTTCAGCCACCTTAGATGTAACATTTATCAATCCAAGATTAGCCCTCTGCCCTTCAAAAGCAGTGGCATGCTCGGCTTCATAAGTAGTTTGTACAGGACTCATATCATTTTCTCCTTATAATTAAGTTAATTGTTTAAATTAATCTTCCAGACCGAGTTGATCCTTCATGTACTTTTCACGAGCGGAATCCCTGGTCACCTTGTTGCCATCTTTATCCTTGATGAAATCGCCTTCAAGCTTTTTCAAAGAGCCATCTGCTTTATCGGCCTTTTTAATCGCCATATCATAAGCAGCATCGATATAATCATCCGATTTATCATCAAGTTTCATATCCGGTAATATGTGATCTATTACCAGCGTCTTGATTTCCTTCGGACAATCAACGCAATCCGGCATCTTGTCACCGAGGATAGTTTTTGCCTGGACCAACAGTTCAGCCCGTTCGGAAATGAGAGCGGATAAATCAGAATCAGACATCTTTTCTTTTTCCAAAGCGTCTTTCTCGGCTTCGGCTTTGTCCTTTTCTTTTTTCAGTTTCAGCTTCTCTTCTTCCTCTTTAGTCAGTTTTTCCTTCAGCTCTTCCTTTTCGGCATCGTGCAATGACTGCATATTCTGAATTGCCTGTGCGAGCTGGGTATCTTCAACCTTATATTGGATACCATCAAGTGTCACCATAATCATAACTTTCTCCTTTGGTTTATTATTATCTATGGTTAATCTGCAAGCTGAGCCACATCGCCCAGCGTCTACTATTGCTAAATGATTTGCCCGGATATTGGTCTGAACAAATTCATATTGTATTCCGTCGAACGTTCCCTTTTCGTCTTTTAGATCGTTAGAATATCCGACTGATACTTCAATTTTGCCGTCTTTTATCTTTTTAATTTGATCTTTGTCAGTTATTGTGACGATTCCGGAAAGAACTTCACTGTTTTTTACAACTTCAGACACTTGCCCTTTTTGGAGCTTTTTAACATTGTCAATTGTAACGAGACCGGAAGGATGATCATCTGTAACAGTAAGGTTGACAAAGCTTTTTATGCTATCCGGATGAAAGACTTCTTCGGATGGTCTTAAAACTCCAACCCTTTCCATTAATCGGTCCTTTAATCCGAGCTCAAAGCCCATATAATTCTGCACGCCTACGCGCGCGAGCGTGACCGGAGCTGTTAAAAAGCC